CCTCGATGGCTCTCCTGCGCCCTCTTTTGTCGAGCAGATTGGCGCGTGGCGCGATGGCATTGTGACGGAGCCCGGCGCTCTCGTCGCTCATGCTGGCAAGCTCTTTATCGCGATTGAGACAACGACTGCACCGCCCGGCATCGGGGATGCATGGCTCGCAATCCGGAGCCTCGGTCAATGACGCACGTTTTCCCCGCGCCTCGGCATCTCCACGGCATTCGCCGCAAGCGCCTGCGCCATGATGTGCAGAAGCTCGCCGAAGCGCTCATCCCGCTTGTCCGCGATCATGGCCGCCTCGATACAGTCGGCGATGATAAGCTGATCTTGACTTATACGATGGCGGCGATCTCCGTCATCGAGCAGCATACGGGCATCGCGATCTGCGATCAGGCGCATGAGTGGGGCAGCTCGAAGGGCTTGCCGCAAGGCGTGCTGCAGATTTATCCCGGCCCGATCCGGGAAGTGACTTTAAAGATCGCGGGCGCGGCATCGGCTCCTGCAGAGCTAATCGATGCGGGCTCGGCTCACAATCCTTATGCGATCATCGAGATCACCGAGGCCAGCACAGAGGCGGCTTCGATCATCTTCGAGGGCGGCTCCTCGAATCCTTTTGATATGGCTCCGCCGATCCTGCAGGCCGTGCTTGTGACGGCTTCGCACTTTTATGAGAACCGCGAGTTCTCCGCTCCCGGCGCAAGCGGCCGCATTCCTTTTATGGCCGAGGCTCTGCTCGAGCCTTATCGCAATATTGTCCTCGGGGTCTGATCGATGCGGGCGGGCGCGCTTCATTATCAGGTCAAGATCGAGCGGCTTGTCGATGGCAAGGACGCAATGGGCGCTCCTATCTCGGCATGGGAGCCGCATGTGATCGTATGGGCTGATATCCGCGACATCTCCGGGCGGGAATATATGGCCGCCGGGCAAGTTGTCGGCGATGCGACAACGCAGATCATTATCCGCCATCGCGGCGATGTCGCTGCAGGCATGCGCGCCGTCGAGCTAGTCAGCGGCCGCATCTACGATATCACCGCCGTGCTTTCCGATGCTCGCCGGACGCGCGAGACGCTCATGGCCCGCCATGGAGTGAGCGCAGGATGAATATCGAATTCCGCTTTGTCGAAGTGCTATCGGCCGCTCTCTCCCCGGTCCCTGTCTATTATGGGATCGCGCCGCAGAAGCAGGACGATATGCCGATCGTTCTCCCTGTCGTTATCGTCAATCGCATCGCGGCGAATTATCCCGCCACGCTATGCGGCAGCGATGTGACTTATTCGAATGTCATGCTGCAAGTTGACATCTACCATTCCGGAGCGGCGCTCGCTCGCGATCTTGCCGATATGGCTCGCGCTGCTCTGGCACAAGACGCCGAGGTGCCGACTATCGAACAAGAAATGATCGAGTTCGATATCAGCTCAAAAGCGTGGCGCGTGATGCAGCAATGGCGCGCGCCTCAATATCCTGCCGCGAAACCCGCTCTTTTGGAGGCGATCAGATGAAATTTACGGCCAACGGGATCGACTGCTCCCTAGAGAGCAAGTCTATCGATCACATCCCCTTTTCGATCTATGCAATTCAAGCTGGTAAACCGACTTTTGTCGAGGTTGCTTGGCAAGAATTGTATCCGGTGACTTCCGGCATGCTGGTGGAAATCAGCGGCACGGGATCGGCGAAGCTCGATGGCAAAGCCTTTCTCACCGGAATGGTCACTCTCAACTCGCAAATCCCGGATAGCACGGGGCAGCTCGGTGATACTTGGCTCGTCGAGCTTCTCGGCTCGGATACGACCGGCGAGACATTCGCTCCGGGCGGCGGCACGATGACGATGATTCCCGGCGAGACTTTTTGTCTTTCCTCTTTCGAGCGTCAGGTGCCTGCCGCTGAAACGATTGATGTCACGACCTTTTGCGGCGCTGAAAGCCTCGCTGGTCAGGCCTCTCCGGGCAATATCAAGATCAAGGGCTACATCGATTATGAGTCGAATGCTTATAACGAGTGGCGCAATGCAGTGGCCGATGGCGAGCGCCGTTGGCTCCGCATCATCCTGCCGAAGAATATCGGCACGATCTTGATGCAAATCACTCCTTCCGGCCTCACTGAAACCTTCGAAGTCAACGCGGCAGCGGCTTTCGAAGGCGAGGCTGTGATCAATCAAGAGCCGCTCTACATCATCGGAGCTTAATCGATGGAACTCGGGAGAAGAAAAATCAGCGCGCCGAAGATCGGCGAGAATGTGGAAGTGCGGGAATTGCCTTTGAAAGAGGCGTTCCCGCTCATCCCGCTTGTCGAGCAAGAGGATAAGACAGAGTTTATCCTTAAGCTGCTTTCTTCGGCTGTTCTGGTTGATGGAAAGCCGATTGGTTATGAGCGCATCTCGCAGCTTGGCACATCCGCGCTGCCGGAAATCATGGCAATCGTTCCTGTTGCGGTCGAATTAAACGGCTTTGGAGATAAGACCGCAAAAAAAGCATGAGGCCGGAGAGGAAGTTCCTTTATGAGCTTGCACTTCTGCTTCATAAACCGGTGAGAGAGTTGGAAGAAACAATGTCGATTCCTGATCTCATCGAATGGGGCACATTCCTCCGAATTAAACAGGAGGAGGAAGAAGCTCCGCCGGTTGATTTCGAAAGCATGTCGCCCGATCAAGTCGCGGCGATGTTCGGAGCGAAAGTGGCATGAAGGTCAGCGTTAAGATCGCAGGCGCAAAGGAGTTGGCGGCCAATCTCGCAGAGATGGAGCGCGCGATGCAGCGCAAGATCGCACGCGGGGCCGTCGCGGCTATGGGCAACGAGATCAAGAACGCTGCGAAGCGCAATGCATCCGCGCAGGGCCTCGATAAGGTCGGCGAGGGAACGCTCCCATCCGGCAAGCCCTATAAATTCAAAGGATCGATCCCGCGCGCTCTTCGCGCTCGCGTTCTCCGAAAGGAAGGAAGCAAGCACAAGGGCGTTGTCTATGTCATGACGAAGGGCGATAAAGGCTCCGGCCGCGCCGCGCCGCATTGGCATTGGCTTGAATTCGGATCGATCAATAACGCCCCGAAGCCCTTTCTCCGCCCTGCCATAACGGCGCATGGTAGGACGGCAATCAATGCAGCGATTAGCGTTCTGCAGCGCGCCGTTGCCCGCTTCAACCGAGGGGGCAAATAATGGCAATCGGGAATCTGCAGGTCGATCTGACTTTAGAAACCGGGCAATTCTCTTCCGGGATCAATAAGGTCCAGCTCGATGTTAAAAGCCTCGCATCAACTGTCGCGAGTGTTGGCGCTGCCTTTGCTGGCGGCATCATCGCGGGCGGCGCTCTTGCGATGCTCAAAGGCCTCGGCCAAGTCATCCGAGGCGTCTCGCAGAATTTCGAAGAGCTAAAGAATTCCGCTTTCGCCCTTAATCAAGCGCCCGCTGGTGTTCTTGCCCTAGAGCAGTCCCTCGAAAAGCTCGGGGCATCATCGAGCGATGCGACTAAGGGCGTGCAATCGATCTCTGAGCTGATACAGGATGCCTTCTTCGGCAAGGCCTCGAAGGCCGCCGAAGTAATGAAGGCGCTCGGTGTCGCGCTTGTCGATTCAGCCGGGAATGCCCGCCCCGTCACAGATGTGATTGCCGATCTCGCAGCCGCATATGCATCCCTCCCCGATGGGATGGATAAGGCCCGCGCAAGCCAAGTCCTTTTTGGAAATTCTGCCCGCGAGATGCAGGCCGTCCTTAATCAGGGCGCGCAAGCGATCCGCGATAATGCGGCAGCCTCTGAGGCTTCGGCGCAGTCTTGGTCCACAATGAATTCGATGTATCAATCCGTGATTGATACAGTTCGGAACGGGATGATTGCCGCATTTCAAGCGCTCATCCCATCCATTCAAGCGATGTCTTCCTCGATGGAAAACTCGTCCGCAGGCTTTGATTTTTTCAAGGCCTCTGTTGGTGTTGTGATTGGGGCGCTTGCGGGCTTTATTCAGATAATCGGCTCGACTGTCTCGGCGATTGGCAATCTAGTCGATGCTGCCAATCAGGGCGGCCGGGCGCTTGGCAACCTCGCGGCGGTATTTGGTAATTTCTCGCTTGGGGAATTCAAGGCCGCCGGGCAGGCTTGGGAAGATTTTAAGACGCGCGGCGTCGGCTCCATTGATGCGATCAAAAAATCCTTTGATGATCTCGTCACTCTTCCCGGCAAGACGCTCGGCGTAGCCAATGAGGCAGCAAATAGTTTCTACAATGGCCTCGCTGTCTCGCAGCGCAATCTGGCACAATCCGGTCGCGAGCTGGCAGGCGTCCAGACGCAAGTCACGACAAGCACGCAGGCGCTCCATCAATCGCTCATCGAGGTCGATAAAGCGGCTAAGGGCGGCGGCACGAAGCAAATGCGAGATGAGCTTGCGGAATGGTCCGCGCGGCTTATGGATGCCATCGACCCGACCCGCGTATTCAATCGCGAGCTTGATCTCCTTAATCAGGCTATGGAGCGCGGCCTTATCCCGGCGGATCAATATGCTGCAGCCGTTGGGAAATTGAAGGAGCAGGCTCTCGGCGGCTCTAAGAGCCTGACAAGTCAATTCGATGAGCTGAATAAGAACATCGTCGCATTCGGATCGAATGTCGGCGATGCCTTTATCGATGCCATCGCAAACGGAAAAGACTTCGGAGACGTTCTTAAGAGCCTCATCACCGATCTGGCGAAGATGTTCTTCCGGATCATGGTGATGAAGCCGCTGATGAATATGCTATTCCCGACAGGCGGCGGCGGGATCGCGGGAATTTCGGCTCCTGCGATGCGGATGGTTGTCCCATCATCCCCTGCAGTCTCTTCGGCAAATACGCGCGCTGTATCGCCAGCCTCTGAATTGCGAGCAGCTCCATTCCGTAGTGTATCAGGCGGGGCTAGCTCTTCTTCTTCGAATAGCGGCGCTGTAAATATGGGCGACATGACGATCAATATCTCCGGGGCGGCGGGAGGCGTCGAAGGAGACAGTCAGAGGACGCGCGATATGGCGAAGAAGATTCGCGAGAGCGTTGTCTCGGTAATTGTGGATGAGCGCAGGCCGGGCGGCCTCCTCGCAGGGGTGCGGTGATGGCAAACGATTTCACGAAGAATGGCTGGTGCCCCGATCTCCCCGCGCAGCGCGAAGAAAAATGGCGGCTTCGGACGGCCCGCTTCGGCGATGGATATGAGGAGCGCGTCCTCGATGGCATCAATGCCCTAGAAGAAAAGTGGAGCGTCAAATATTCAAACCGGCGGAAGGAGGAAATCCTTTCAATCGATGCCTTTCTAAAGGCTGTCGGCGCGAACTCTTTCGAATTCTACGAGCGCGATATCGGCGATACCATCGAGGTTTATTGCGATGGCTGGCTGGTCGAGTGGGATAAGAAGACAAACGGAGATGGGCTTCTCGGCTCCGTGACGGTCGAATTCCGGCGCGTCTATTCCCATGCATCGCCAAGCGGCGGCACGGGCGGCGGCAGCGAATATATCCTCCCGATTGCGACAACGAGCATCCTCGGCGGCATCAAGGCGTCGAAATCTGTCATGGTCGATCCGATCTCCGGCATCGCGACAGTCACGACCGCATCGATTGGCGCAGCCCCGCTTAATCATAAGCATGAGATCAGCGATGTCCTCGGCCTGCAGACGGCGCTCGATGCAAAGGCCGATGATTCCGATCTGATCGCAATCAAGAACGAGCTAGCGCTTAAAGTCCCGATGACTTCATCGAGCGGCGCGGCTGTGATCCCGGTTGGAACAGAAGCGCTCCGCCCAAAGACGCCCTTTGCAGGCTATTTCCGCTTTAATGCCGACACGCGCCGCTTCGAGGGCTTCGATGGGGTCGTATGGGGCGATATCGGCGCAGGCGGCGCTATCGTCAGCATCTCGGCCCCGAATGGCCCTTCCCTCGGTATGCTCTGGTTCAATCCAGAGACGGGCGAGCTTTTCGTATGGGATGGGAGCGAATGGCGGCCTGTTGGCGGCAGCAATGCCCCGGCCACGGCCTTCCTCGCGGAATTTAGCTATATCGCGGAGCAAGGGCAGACGGTCTTCTCCGGCCCGGATATCTTCGGCGCTACGCCGGAATTCCTGACGCCGGAAGGCGTAAATGTCTTTTATAACGGCTCGCGCCTTCTCGATAAAATAGACTGGAATGTTACGGACGGATCGACGCTGGTCCTCACAAAAGAAGCGACGAAGGAATCGGTTGTCACAATCGAGCTTATGACTTCGACGCAGGAGGGCAGCATCCTCCCGGCGACTTCGAAGAAGATCGAGACATATCGCTGGCAATTTAACGGCGTCCAGAAAACGTTTCCGATCTTCGTCGAGGGCCAGCTCTTCTCGCCCGGCGATGCCCTCAATATCCTGCTCTCGCTCGGCGGGACGATGCAGGATGCAAATATCGATTATGCCGTAAGCGGCTCGAATATCATCTTCGATGTCGCGCCTCTGGCCGATACAAAAGTTTGGGCGATTGTCGGAATTCCGATTGGCTCTGGCGGCGGCAGCGGCCCCGGCACTCCCTATCCGGCACCGAGCAGCTTCATCCGCTGCACTTATCTTGCATCTAATGAGGGACAAACTGATTTTGGCGGTAGCGATAAAATCGGAAATGTGCTTTCCGGTTTGCAGGAGCCCGGCGCAATCGCCATCGTTCATGTGAACGGAGTTCGGATCGAGGATGAAGATTATTCTATCGTCTCGGATTCTTCGATTAACCTGACGAGGGGCGTTTCCGTGGGCAGCTCTGTCATCATTGAGGTCTTTACAGTCGCGGCGAATGGCGGCGCTGAAATTGTCCCGGAACATAACCACGATTGCGGGGTCTTCTGATGACTGAGATTCTTATCAAGCGGAGCCTCTCGGCCGGAGCCGAGCCGGATGCCCTTCTGACCGGCGAGCTTGCCGTCAATATCATCGACAAGAAAATCTGGATCGGCGGTTCCACCGGAAGCCCGGTGCTGATTTATGATGCCTCGGTTGTCGGGAATTATCTGCCTCTGTCAGGCGGCACTATGACCGGCGGGATCGAGCTGCCTTTCGGCGAGCCCTCCCTGCTCTGGATCGAGAACGGCGTTCAATCCGAGATCGTCGCTGGCGGCGCGGGATTTCAATTCGGGGTCGGCGGCTTTGCAGCCCTGACGATCAATAAGGCTCAATCGCAATTCTACGCGCCCCTGCTTCTGAGCAGCGCGCCGACCGATCCGCTCCATGCGACAAATAAGGATTATGTCGATACGCGCATTGCGGCTCTCGGCATCCCAACCCCGCAAGTCGATAAGCTCGGCGGCGTCTATGCAGCGGAAGCCCCGACCGGCCAGACCATGTATGGCATCGCGACAAGCGGCATGCCGATCTTTAAGGAGATCGCTGTCCCTTATCCGGCAGCCGCCAAGCTCGGCGGCGTCTATTCCACGACAGCGCAAGTCGGGAAATATGTCTCGGCGATCAATCCGGACGGCACGCTCGCCTATGGCGACATGCCTGCAGGCGTCGATCTGAGCGCCTATCTGCGCCTTTCGGGCGGCACGATGACGGGCGCGATCACCGTTCCGGCGACGATGGATTTCATTGTCACGAAGAACGGTTTCGGCCTGTACGACAACGCCGCCACGTTCCTGATCCGTAAGGGCGGCGAGTCGATTATGGCCTTCGGCCCGAAACTAATCACAAGCACTGTTCCGGTGAAATTGCCTGCCGATCCTGTCAACGCTCTCGAAGCAGCGACGAAGCAGTACGTCGATAATTCGATGGGAACGTCGTTCGTCCGCAAATCGGGCGATGTGATGAGCGGGCCTCTCCGCTTTTCGCCCTCGTCTTACAGCGGCGGACATAACGGGACCGACGCATATTTCTATCTCGACACGGCCTATTTCCGCTGGATCATGCCAAGTGGAAAGCAGGCGCTTGTTATCGATCCCTCGACGGCACTTGTTAAATTTCTTTCTGCCGCTCCGCAGACAGCTTTTGTCCCGGCAGTCGATAATGACCTGACCAACAAAAAATACGTTGACGGTGTTTCTGGTAATAACCTGCCTCTCGCTGGTGGCACAATGACCGGAACGATCAAGATGCCGACAGCCGTGGCTGGCTTCCAGTTTGGGGCTACGGGCTACAACGTATTCGGCGCTTCTGGCGGCGTTGCAATCCGAAGCAATACAACGAACATCGTCACATTCACGGGCGCTAACATCACGAACGGCGTTCCAATGATCACGCCGGGAACTGGAACGGGCGTTCAATTCGGATCGGGTGGCGCAACGCTTTCGCGCGGATCGGCGTCGACGAAGATCGCGTCGAGCGGCATGATTGAATTGCCGACGACGGCCCCTGCTGCGGGCGAAGCCGTTCGCAAGGATTATGTTGATGCTCGCGTGATCGTAACGGCAGTAGGCGCGGCAGCACCCGCAACGACTGGCCTTTCGAATGGCGCTTTGTGGATTGAGGCCTAACAATGAAGGTTCTCAAAAATGGCGCGTGGGTTGATGGGACGCCGAAGGGCGTTCTCGTCAGCGGCGCGTGGAAAACACCGTCAAAGGTCAGCGTTTTGAAAGACGGCGTTTGGGTGAAGGCGTGGCCCGCAGATGTTGCTGCACCGCCATATCTCTATGACTGCACGAGCGTCGCAAGCGCAGGATATGTCGTTGACTTCACCGTGCTTGATGGCTGGCCACCCGGCGACGTCAACGAAGCTTATATGTTCCGCTGCTCAACGCTGACTGGCTTCGACGGTTATGTCGGTCGCAACTTCCAGCGCACATTCCGCGCGACCGCTTACTCTTCTTTCGACTGCACTCTTGAAGATCTCAGCAACGTCGTCGGTAAAGAGCGCAAGACCATCTCCTTCAAATGCTATCCGAGGGCATAATATGAGCCGCGTCACAGAAAGAGCGTATGACTTGATTGTTCGCCTCGGCGAAAAGCTCGGCATGGTCGATGTCAATCAGTTTTTCATCGAGAGCGCGACAACGCCCGATGAGGT